GCAGTGGAACTATGCGGACTCCAATATCTCTTGGCTACATTTTGATTGGTTTATTAAGAACTATAAAAATTATAAAGACACCAATTTCTTAATAGACTATACAGATATGTTAGAGATGTTTCTTGATTCAAAAGGAAGTCCAAACCTAGAGGTTTTAATAGTGGACGAAGCCCAAGATCTTTCTGCCCTACAATGGAAGTGTGTAGAAAAATTAGCAGAAAATGTAGAGCATGTCTATATTGCAGGAGACGATGATCAAGCTATTTATAGATGGGCTGGTGCAGATGTTGAACAGTTTATAAACTTAAAGGGCAAAACCACGTACTTGAAACAATCTTATCGTGTGCCTAGAAAAGTACACGACATAGCATTAGGGGTTGTAAAACGCATAGGTAACAGAAAAGAAAAAGTTTGGGAACCTAAAACTGAAGAAGGGTCGGTTAACTATCACACAAGTTTTGAACACGTAGACATAACAAGGGGAGATTGGTTATTTTTAGCAAGAAACAATTACTTACTAAACGCAGTAGAAGAACACTTAAAGATTAATGGTAGGGTTTATCAAAAAGGTAATAAATCCTCAGTTTCTGAAAACTTAATTACCGCTATTAGAGATTGGGAAAGTTTGCGTAAGGGAGCCTCTATAGAGGCTGGAAGGATACGAAAAATATATGGGTATATGAAGGTGGGTAAAGGCGTTAAAAGAGGCTACAAGACGCTTAAAACGGTCAGAGACGACCTTAATTTATCCCTTAAAGAGTTAAAAGCTGACCATGGGTTATTACTTGACTGTATTTGGCATGAATGTTTTGATTTAATTGGTAATACACAAAGAGAATATGTCATATCTTGCCTAAGACATGGGGAAAAACTATTTTCTTCTAAGATAAGGTTAAACACAATCCATGCTGCTAAGGGTGGGGAGTGTGAAAATGTGGTACTACTCACAGACTTAGCTAATAAGACGTGGGAAGAACTGTACCGTAGTCCAGATAATGAATGTAGAGCTTTTTATGTTGGTGTTACTAGAACCATAGATAATTTGCACATTGTACGAGGAAAAACTCGTAAGGAGTTTTTATTCACATGATGAAAATTATAAAAGGTGCCTTAAAAGAATACGACGCGAAGATAACCGATTGGGATGAACCAACTATCAGAGTATTTAACGGTAGAGAAGTACAAGGAAGACCCACTAAAGGTTACGGTACAGCAACCTTTGATTATGCAGGCAAAACGTATGAACCTGAACCGTGGACACAAAACATGAGGTTAATAAAAATGGCAACCGAACTATTAGTCTACAAAGAACTTGAAAAGATTGTACGGTTTAATTTTTGTTTGTGTGGTTTATACGAAGACGGTGATTCTACCATACCTCACCACTCTGACACAGTTCCTACTTTAGATGATTTAGTAGTAGGTGTTTCTTTTGGTGCTGCTAGGATACTTCAGTGGCGTCAATTTGGTGAGGACATAAAAGAGGAAAGCAACACCAGTGAAATAAACACACGTGGTTTAGCTTACTCTGTGGACCAAACAGACCACATCATCGAGCATGGTGACGTTTACATATTTGATGGGCACTCTCAAATGACCAGTACTCATTCAATACCGACCATAGAAAATGTGGGTAAACGAGTTAATTTGACGTTTAGGACTGGATTGTGAATAAAATTTTTAGCAATAATCCTATACTTTCCCTTTACAAGTAAAGTAAAATAAAAACGGTATGAATATTTTTAAACTAGACAAAACCCCTCAATTATGTGCTCAAACGCATTGCGACAAACACGTATCTAAAATGATACTTGAATCAGCTCAGATGCTTTGTACTACTTTGTGGACTAACGGTCAAAGTGCTCCTTATAAACCAGTGCACGCAAACCATCCTTGTACTCTATGGGCAGGAAAAAGCCTTGATAATTGGGTGTGGTTAAAAGAACTAGCCATATACTTAAACGAAGAGTTTTGCTGGCGATACGGTCGGTCAGCTAACCATAAATCAATTGAGGTCGTTAATGAATTATCTCCACTTCTTATAGAAAGTAAAGGCTTACAACAACATCCACAATGTATGCCTGATGAGTACAAAATCATTAATGACCCTATATCTGCCTATCGTAGTTACTACATAGGAGAAAAGAAGAGTTTTGCAAAATGGACTAAACGGGAGGTACCGCAATGGTTTCAACAAGTAGCGTAGATGGTTTCTTTTATTACATAAATGAAAGACATAAAATTTTTATAAAGCGTCACCTAGAAGATCCTTTTCCGTGGACTGATGATGAAATACTACAGACCTATAGTTTCTGTAATGTGTTTCGTGAGTTAGATAAAGTTACTGTATGGATACGAGAAAACTGGAAAGAGCCTTACGCCGATCACCCTAATCTACCTTTTGCTATGGCTATGGCTAGGCAAATAAATTGGCCAGAGACTTTAGAAGAACTGGGGTTCCCTGAACATTGGAACCCTGAACGTATTAAAGCTATTATGCAAGGTAGAATGAATAGGAAAGAAAAAGTTTACACAGGGGCGTACATGTTAACAGGCACTTTAGGGGGAACTAAAGTAGAACAAACCATAGACAAAATACTTACCCCATTGTATGAAAACCCACCACCTATACACCACAATAGTTTACAAAACACATGGGCAGAATACCTACCTTATGCTGGATTTAGTGGATTTATGGCTTATGAGGTAGTTACCGACTTAAGACACACAAAATATCTAGATAAAGCCGAAGATATTATGACGTGGGCTAATGCTGGTCCAGGAGCAAAACGTGGGTTAAATAGAATACATGGCAGACCTCTTGAACAAAGTATAAAAACTGATCAGTTAAATGAAGAGATGAAAGATTTACTGGATATTTCAGGAGAGGTTGCTAATACACTAGATCCATCTGTACCTGATTTAGAGATGAGAGAAATAGAACACTGCCTATGTGAATACGATAAATATGAAAGAGTGCGTTTAGGTGAAGGCAGACCTAGAGCAAAGTTTAAATATAAAGGAGAATAATATGCCAGCAAATTTTAACCATATTCAACAACTAGCGGATCAAGACGTAGATAGTCTTAAAGAATCAGAAAAAAGTTACGGAGATAGTTGGCGTAGCCGTGGAGGTGTTGGTGCTTTTATGATGTTAGCACGTAAGTGGGACAGAATAGAAAATCAAGTGAAAAAAGACGGATACGATATTTTTAAAACAATAGAAAATGATCCAAGTGAGACAGGAATATTAGACGACATACAAGACTTAAGAAGATATTTATTATTAGTGGAGTCTCATATATGTGTTAAAGCTTACCTGAAAGATTTAGAAAAAAGAGAGGAAATTATATGAAGAAAGTAGAGATTAAAATAATAGACTCAAGTTTATTTGAACACACTGACCCACACATACTCCCTGAGTATGCTACTGTAGGCTCAGCTGGTTTAGACTTACGGTCAGCAGAGGATTATGAGTTAGCTCCAGGAGAGTCTCATACATATCGCACAGGGTTAGCTATGTACTTAGGTGACTTTGAGCTTTGTGGTTTGCTTGTACCTCGTTCTAGTTTAGGTATTAAAAAGATACACTTAACTAATACATTAGGGATTATTGACGCAGACTATCAAGGTGAATTAATGGTTCCGCTAACTAATAACGGAGAAGATAATTTCCTTATTGAAAAAACTCAAAGGATAGCTCAGTTAGTAGTAGTGCCTGTGGTTCAGGTGCTGTGGCAACCTGTTTTAGATTTTAGTAGTATCACCATGCGTAGCATAGGTGGGTTCGGGAGCACAGGTGCAAAATGAAAATATATATACCAACAAGAGGAAGACCTCATAATCAGGAAACTTTAAAATGGTTTCCTAAAGAAATGCAGACCGATGGTTCTGTTACTTTGGTGATAGACCCAGACGAAGCTGACAAATACTTTCGGTATGCAAACACCCCAAGACTAATAGTTCCAAAAGACTGCATAGGTATTGGTCCAAAACGTAAATACATCGTAGAAAATACAGATGATCCAAGAATAGTCATGCTAGACGATGACTTACGGTTCTATATTCGTAAAAGCCCAACTGATTGGCACTTACGTTATTTAGAATCAAACGAATATCCCGCTTTATTTGGTTTACTGGATGAGTGGATGGATCAAGGTTACGCTCATGTGGGGATAAGTGCTAGAGAGGGTAATAACCGTGTTGAAGACTTATCTGTAGAAAATACTCGGTATATGAGAGTTTTAGGGTATAACTTAGACGCCTTTCCTAGTGACGTTGAATGGGGCAGAACTAGGGTGATGGAGGACTTTGACATAGCTTTACAACTATTAAGAAGAGGTAAAGCTAGTAAGGTTAGTTATTACTACGCTCAGGGTCAAAAATCGTCTAACGCTGACGGTGGTTGTAGTGAGTGGAGAACGATTGACGTACACAACGAAGGTGCTCAAAAACTTCATGACCTACACCCAACTTGTGTAAAGGTGGTGGAGAAACAAACTAAAACAGCTTGGAATGGTTTGCCTCGTAAAGACGTAATCATAGGTTGGAAAAAAGCGTATAAAGAAGGGGTAGAAAATGCAAGTAATTGAGGTAAGAAATGTACACGATGCTCTACTACGTGGAGTGGATATTCTCCACATCGACGGAGAAAAATCTGAAAGTAGAAACGGAGAGGTTTATCAGGCACAAACCCCAGTAACAACCGTATACCATAAACCAAAAGAAAGAGTTTTGTTTTGGGAGGAAAGAGACGCCAATCCTTTCTTTCATTTTATGGAGGCTTTGTGGATGTTGGAAGGACGCAATGATCTCAAGTTTGTACAATACTATAACAAAGGTATGAAAAACTACAGCGATGACGGTGAGACTTTACACGGAGCTTATGGTTGGAGATGGCGTTCTTTCTTTATGTATGATCAATTGTCTGTGATAATAGAAAGACTAAAGAAAAACCCAGAGGACAGACGCTCTGTTTTACAGATGTGGGATCCTATTGAAGATTTAAACAGGGTTGGGGTTGACGTTCCTTGTAATACTTGTATCTATTTCAAGATAGACTTAAAGGGCAGGTTACAAATGACTGTTAGTAACAGGTCTAATGATATTATTTGGGGGGCTTATGGTGCAAATGTTGTACACATGTCCATGCTACAGGAATACATGGCTAGTGCCATAGGAGTTCCTGTAGGACGTTATTATCAAGTGAGTGATAATTATCACGCCTACGCAGAAGTTTTTGAAGAATTATTAGAAAAATTGGTGGCGAGAGACGCTATAGACTTCTATACACAAAGAACCCTTATTGACTCAAATCCATATAAAATAGGGGAAGTACAACCATACCCAATGATCAACACAGGAATACAAACATGGGATCTAGATTTACTAGGGTTTTTAGACAGAGTACCATTTGAAGAAATGGAGTTTAAAGATTCTTTCTTTAACGAGGTAGCCGTACCTATACAAGATTCATGGTGGCTACATAAAGAAGGAAAAACAGAAGAAGCCATGATTGAGATTCAAAAGTGTGTCGCTAGTGATTGGCGTAAAGCCTGTTGGGAGTGGTTTAATAGAAGAATAAAATAAGGAGATACCACATGATTAAACAATGGTCATATAGCAGACTAAGCTGTTTTGAAAAATGTCCCAAACAAGCAGAATTTAAGTTTATTAAAAAGATAAAAGAACCTGGAAGTCCAGCAATGGACAGAGGTAAAGACATTCATAAAATGTGTGAAGAGTTTATAAGAGGTCAGTTAGAAGAAATGCCTGCACAAATTCAAGATTTTGAAGATGCTTTTTTAGTTCTTAAAGATCTTTATTTACACGGACACGTCATTTGTGAAAGTGATTGGGCTATAGATAAAAACTGGGAAAAAACAGGTTGGTTTGAAGACGATACTTGGGGTAGAGCTAAAGTAGATGCTTTTGTATACGAGGAAGGTATTAGTAAGGAAGCACGTGTAATTGATTTTAAAACAGGAAGATATGATGGTAACCAAGAAGTTCACAGAGAACAGTGTGAATTATATGGAGCTATAGCGTTGAGTCGTTACCCTGAACTAGAAAGTATTACTACAGAAATGTGGTACTTAGATCATGGTAAGATTGACCGCTACATATATACACCAGAAAGCATTAAAGTAAAACAAGAAAGACTTAATCTAAGGGCAATAGCCATGACCACTGCGGAGGAGTTCCCTGCTAATCCTTCTAAGTTTAAGTGTAAGTGGTGTTATTTTGGAAAACAAAACATGTGCAGAGAGGCAGAAGTATGACACAACAAGGTGTAATGGAGTTTATGTTACCTGAGGTGGAGTGGGCTCCACCTCCTTCTTTTCCAGACCTAACAGGTCAAAAAGAGATAGCGATTGATCTAGAAACCTGTGATCCGTGGCTCAAGACTCATGGTCCAGGGTGGGCGTTTAAAGATAGAGGATATATCATAGGCATAGCTGTAGCTACTAAAGGTTGGAAAGGCTATTTCCCTATAGCTCACCACAGTGGTGCTAATTTAGACAAGAACGTGGTTCGTAGGTGGTTACAAAAACAACTAGACGCATCGAACGATAAAATATTTCATAATGCTCAGTATGACGTAGGTTGGTTAAAGGCAGAAGGTTATACAATTAATGGAAAGATACACGATACCATGATGGCTGCTCCTCTATTGAATGAAAATGAGTATAGCTACTCATTAAACAGTTTAGGCAAACAGTACCTTAACGAAATAAAAGACGAGTCTATGTTAAAAGAAGCAGCACAAGTTTTTAGCGTTGATCCTAAGTCTGAAATGTACAAACTACCGCCTGAATATGTAGGTACTTACGCTGAACAAGACGCTGACCTTACCTACAGACTTTGGCAGATTTTAAAAACAGGGTTAAAAGATGAAGATATAACTGATATTTATAACTTAGAGAGTTCTTTATTACCTGTGCTTATAGATACTAGGATAAAAGGTGTGTTGATAGATACCGATAAAGCACAACAGGTTAAAAAACAACTATTAACTGAAGAGAAAAAGATTATAAAAGAAATAAAGAATTGGTATGGTATTGAACCTGACCTGTGGGCAGCACAATCATTGTCTCAGGTTTTTGATAGAGCTGGTGTAGAATACCCAACCACTCCTAAAACAAAAGCACCAAGTTTTGTGGCTAACTGGTTAGAGAGCCATGACCATAAACTACCGATGGCTATAGCTAAAGCTAGAAAGTTTAATAAAGCTCGTACTACATTTATAGATAAAATGATACTAGAACATTTGGTTGACGGTAGAATACATGGAGAACTGCATCCCTTAAGATCAGATAGCGGAGGAACTGTCACAGGTAGGTTTAGTTGCAGTAACCCTAATCTGCAACAAGTACCAGCTAGAGATCCTATGATTGGCAACCTGATTCGTTCTTTGTTCATACCAGAAGAAGGTCGTCATTGGGGTTGTTTTGATTACTCTCAGCAAGAACCCAGATTAACTGTACACTATTCCGTGCTTACTCATCAAGACGGTGCAGAAGAAGCAGCACTAGAATACGAAGATGATTCAGCTGATTTCCACCAGATAGTAGCAGACATGGCTAACATAAGCCGTAAAGAAGCAAAGATAATTAACTTAGGACTTAGTTATGGAATGGGTAAGGACAAACTAACCAATCAATTGGGAATCAGTGCAGAAGAAGCAGAGTTATTGTTTGATCAATACCATCAAAGAGTGCCCTTCATTCGTGGTCTACGAGACTCTGCTTCTAGAATGGGAGCAAACAGAGGTTTTGTTAAAACTATTCTAGGGCGTAAGTGTAGGTTTAACCTATACGAACCTTTTGACCGTAGAGAAACTCCCCTACCTTTAGAAAAAGCTATGAACGAGTATGGCGGTAGATTAAAAAGAGCCTATACATATAAAGCAATGAATAGACTTATACAAGGATCTGCAGCAGATATGACTAAGCAAGCTATGTTAGACCTGCATAAAGAGGGGATAGTGGCTCATACCCAAGTACATGACGAACTTAATGTCTCTATAAAGGATAAAGAGGAGTGTGAAAAGATAATAGAAATAATGAGAGACTGTGTTGAACTTAAAGTACCCAATAAAGTTGACGCAGAAATAGGTAAAAGTTGGGGAGAGGTTATAGACTATAAGGAGTACTTCTTAAATGAGAAAAACTGAACTCAAAAAACTATACTTTAATATCTACATGACATACACAAACAGTTACACAACGCTTGAAGAAATAGGAACTAAATACGACGTTTCTAAACAAAGAGTTTGGCAAATAATAAGGTATTGTAAACTTGGCGATGGTAATTATTATAAGGGTCTAAAACTCTATAACGATACATACAAAAGCTATAGGAAAGAATTTAAAGAAGCTGACCCAAAAACATTGAACGCACTCATGAGAGATTGGATGAAATTAAAAAACATAAGGTTAATAAAAAATGGGTAAAATAAACTCAAGAAATAAAGGAGCGTCTTTTGAAAGAGATGTCGCCAGACGTTTAAACTCGTTCTTTGAAGAAAAAGGTGTTGATTTTAAGGTTAAAAGAAATCTAGAACAATATCAAGAAAAGGACTTAGGAGACTTGAACATACCTAATCACACAATTGAGTGTAAACGCTACGCCTCTGGTAATTGGTATAAAGAAGATTGGTGGACACAAGTCTGTGCGTCTTGTGGAGACACAGTACCTGTTCTGATCTGGAAATACAATCATCAGCCAATTAGAGTTTGTGTTCCTTTATGGTCTGTAAGTGAGCGTAACTACAACAGACACAACGAAGCTCCAGACAATTCAGTGACTGTCGTACTTACATTTGAACACTGGTTAGACTATGAACTTGCCTATAATCTTTAAGATTATCCTATACTCTATACTTAGTATATATATCATAGGGGGTATGTTTAGTAATTATACGAAAACATTTTTAGAAAGGAGAAAGATATGGCAGATGCTGTAGAAACAATGGCTTACGCTGGGGAAGTACCTTGGCATGGGCTAGGTGTTAAAGTTGAAGACAACCTAACACCACAAGAAATGCTTGTTGCTGCTGGACTTGATTGGACAGTTAGTAAAAGGCATTTATTTACTCACGCTGACCCAGACGTAAACACTTCCGACGACCTTATCGGTGTAGAAGGTTACTCTGTGTTAGTCCGTGATAGTGATAACAAAACTTTTGGTCCGTGTGGTCCAAGGTTTGTACCTAGTCAAAACGCACACGCTTTTGAATTTTTTAAGAAGTTTACCGACGCAGGACACATGAAAATGGAAACTGCTGGTTCTCTTAAAGGAGGAGAAAATGTTTGGGGACTAGCTAACGTCAGTAAAGACTTTACACTTCCTGGTGATGACCGAATTTTAGGTTACTTATTAGTAAGTGTGTCTCATAAGTGGGGGAAATCCAATGAAATTAGATTTACACCTATAAGGGTAGTGTGTAACAACACACTGACAATGGCTTTGTCTGATAAGGCTACTGCTGGTTTTAAAATGCCTCATGTACGTGCTATAGATAGCGAAGTATTTGTGGCTGCTGAACGAGCACTAGGGTTGGCTGGAGACAGAATGGATGAATTTCAAGAAGCTGCAGAGTTTTTGAGCTCTAAGCAATTTGATAAAAATTCAGTCGTTAACTATATAGCTGACTTATTTCAACCTGAATTATTAGTGGCTCAGGAAGAAATAGAAAAGATGAGTGATACTAGGATGATAGCTACTCGTCAATCGATGGTTGATGAGTTTAAACGCATACCTAGTATGGTACATCAAGCTATTGAAGAACAGCCAGGAGCTCACCTTAAATCCTCTAAGGGTACTTGGTGGGGAGCGATGAATGCTGTTACTTTTGTAGTTGACCACAAATGGGGTCATGACCGAGACGCCTCGCTACATAATGCGTGGTTCGGTGGTCGTGCTTCATTGAAGCAGAAAGCGATGGATAAAGCCATCGACTATGCGAGAGCTGCATAACCAGTAAGGAGGATGGTGTCATTATTCATGACACCATTCCTTTACATTTCTTAAAAATTTTCTTAAGATAGGGTTTATAGATTGGAGAAAAAAGAATGGAAGACCGTAGGGTGAAAACAGAAGCACAAAAAAGTCACGAAAACAAAATCTTTGGAAATACAAACACATGGGAAGCAATCGTTTTTGTTAACAACACTCCAGCAGGCATAGACTGGACACGAATAGTTTCAACAACAGACAGAGACGTAGGAAAACTAAAAGGTGGTTCGGCTTCCTTACTAGACCCAGAAAAATACGCTCCTCCTCCATGGCTTACCCCTAATAAAGCAGCAGAAATTTGGAAACTACACACTAGAAAAAATAAAAAATTTAAAGACAAGAAAGAAGCTTCTCTTGTTTTTTGGAAGCATTTTAAAACTAAAGCAAAGAAACCTAAATACGAAGATTTTTCTAAACACCACTTAATAAGAGAAGGTCTTTGGAAAGAAGAGGAAACTGAAGCTGTCGTTTCAGTTAGGGAAAAACCAAAAAGGTCGTTAGGAGCAGACATGGTCAAACAAGCAAAAAGAAAACGCATGATATTATCAGAAACAGCTAAGATAGGTGCGACAGGTAAACAACCTAAGTCAGAGAAAAATATTGCAAGACTTAAACTCTACAGGAAGAGCAAAGTTAGTACAATATTGGCTAAGAACCCAGAAATAAAATTAGGAGATATCAAGTATGATATACGAAACAAATACGCAGAAATTGTGGGCTAAATGCAGCCCCTTAGAGCGTCTTTTTTATAAACTTAGGGTTAGGTATAGCCTAACTAAAAGAATTTAGTGGAGCGTAAATGCAAGCCCCTCCATACTTAGTCAAAAACTTTTTACTTACTATAAAAGCTGAGTGGATGCTTGATAAGACTACGCTTGAACTAACAAGAGACGCATTGCCGAGTTTAAAGAAATTCCAAGAGAGTGATGGACAGGAAAGTGTAAAAAATGTGTTACAAGAATATGTAACTGACCATGGTCATGATATTTATTCTGTGCCCTTGTTTACTCAAGAGTTTTGTGACACTATGTTAGATGAAATAGAAAACATGCAACAGCACTTTAACTTTAGTCCTAATGAAGACGAAGACGAACTTAGGCAAATACCAGAAATAGTTTTACATGAAAAATCTCCCGAGTTATTTAATTCAATGCTTGGGGTGGTTTTTAATGTTATGAACCCTATCTTTATGTCAGTTTGGCAACGGTATTCTCATGCTGCTGCAACTATACAGATTGCGAACTATAATGTTAGAGATAAAAAGCAGGGTGCGTGGCACCACGACCAAACCGCAGATATAAGCATGGTTGTTCCTTTGAACACAGGTAATTATAAAGGCGGAGGAACTGAGTTTCATGGTCGCACTACGGTAAAACCTTTACCCAATGGTCATGCTTTATTTTTCCCTAGTTTTACGCACATGCATCGTGGACTACCAGTCAAAGATAAAGGAGATAGATATTTATTAGTGTTTTGGTTATACGGAGGTGGAGATGAATAAACCAATAGAAAAACCGATAAGAACTTACGACGGATATTTAGAAATACTGGACAATGTACGAATGATTATTCGTATGCATGCTCCAGAAGAATCGGTTGTAAAGCTCAATAAAGAGATAAACAGGCTTGAAGACGAAATTTCAGAAATTTTATCAGGTCGGCAAGATCAGTCCGAAATGGAGGAATAGTGGAAGAGTTAACTTATGAAGAGTGTAGGGTAGGTATTACTTTTGGTTCTTTTGATTTGTTTCATGCTGGTCATGTGTTTATGTTAGAGGAAGCAAAAACAATTTGTGATTATTTAATTGTAGGTCTTCAGAGCGATCCTACAATAGATAGACCAAAAACTAAAAATAAACCTGTGCAAAATATTGTAGAAAGACAGATTCAGTTGAGAAGTTGTAGGTATGTAGACGAAATTATTCTATACAACACAGAAGAAGAACTGTTGGATATTCTAAGAACTGTTTGTTGGGATATTCGTATTGTTGGTGAGGAATACAAACAAAAAGAGTTTACTGGAAAAGAACTTTGTAGCACTACTGGCGGTTCACTTTACTATAACTCAAGAAAACATGGGTTTTCCTCAACCAATCTAAGAAAAAGAATTACAGAATCCCAGTTTTTAACATAATATGCAATTGTGCTTTACTACAAGCTAGAAGTAAAGTAGAGTTTATATTTATATAAATAAATAAGGAGAAATTTATGCAACCTCATGCCGATATTCCTATGAGAAAAGTAATATGGAGAGATATTGAATTGATTAATGAAGTAGCTGAAAAACGCAACTACAATCGACAAATAGATCTTCCAACACTTAAAAAAGAGGTTAAAAAGCAGATAAAATCAATGGGTTACGAAAACTTTGATGAAGTATTTTTTGCTGCAAAAGAAATAATGATACATGAGCACAAAAACGGTGAAAAATGTGCACCACACATGAGAATTGGAATTTGGTTTCCTGACAACATTCAAGTGTATGTGGACTGTGATTTACAACTTTGGGACTCTTTTGAAAGAATTTTATCTCCTTTTAAGGAACATGTTAAACCTAAACTAAGAATTGTGTAATGAAACAATCCTCTTTTAAAGAGGGCATACCTATTCCAGAGATAGTCCCTCGTAACAATAAGTACAACCTACACAAAATGCAGGTTGGTCAATACTTCACTGTAGAAGACTGGGATTCTGAAGACGTTCAGCGTTTAAGAGTTGCTGTTTGTAACTACGCCAGAAGAAATGATAAAAAGTTTGTCACTCGTAAAATAGAAGAAGACGGTGATTGGAAGCTTCGTGTTTGGAGAGAGTTTTGAGTAAAAAATTAACCCCCAAACAAGAAAAGTTTGCACAAAATGTGGCGAAGGGGATGAAGAAAAAAGATGCTGCAAAACAAGCTGGGTACAGTGAGAAAAATGCAGGTCGTGCTGGTACTATGCTCACCTCTAAATCGAACCCAGAAGTACAAGACCGCATTCATGCTCTGCAAACTAAAGCTGCCAGTAAAGCTGAACTCACGCTGGGTAACCATTTAGTAGACCTTAAAGAGATTCGTGATGGAGCTATGCGTAATGGTGCGTGGTCTGCTGCGGTAACTGCCGAAGTGGCACGTGGTAAAGCTGCAGGTTTGTATGTGAACCGTAGCGAACTGACCGTGAACCGTGTGGACACCATGTCAAAAGATGAGGTGCTCGCGAGGATGAAAGAACTTTACTATGAATCAGGTGGTATTTTGCCTGAGGGTAAAGTTATAGAAGGTGACTACGAAGAACAGTAGTTGCCTTTATTCTTAAACCTATACTTTACTTTCCTTTACTTCTAACCTATGCTAACTATATATTATAGTAATAGGGGAAAATACTATGGAAGAATTTGAATACAGTAGCATGAGTAGCTATGAAGAAAACTTTGAAATTTGGCATTATTTAAATACAAAAGAAAAAAAGATATTTAATGAGGAACCTTACTCAAAGGAAGAAGGCAAAAAAGTTTTCGACAAATTATATAAGAATAGGTTAGCACACTCCATAAAGATAAATGCAGATGGAGTATTAGAGGATGTGTTAGTACTCGAAAAATGAAGAAATTTAATACGACCCGATCCGAAGCTGTGCGCCTCAGACAGCGTAATCAAGGTGAGATGTGTGTGACGCCATAAGGGTTGTGCCAGTTTGGTATATGAGTAGATATAATTAATGCTCATGTCTAGAAAGCTATCACTGGTATTCATAGAACGGCTAATTTCGCCACTGAGGTAACATGAGAACCTGCGTCCATTGTAGAAAAGAATTAGAACCAACCAACCATTCTTTTTATTGTTCTGACGAGTGCAAAACAGAAGCTTCCTACGAAACCAACAAAAACCCTCTATCCTCTTATGGAAATGCCGACTATGATAGAGATATTCATTACCGACGTGGAAGTGTTCGTACTATGGGTGTATCCCCTCATATCTTAGCAAAAGCAGAAGAAAATGAAGGTGAATACGGTGTGGTGGAAGACACAGACGCAGTTCAAAAAATTATATTTGAAGAGATGAACAACCCAGAATATCAAAAAATTACTAGTAAACATTACCGTAGAAAAAGAAAGCAAAAGCTTCTAGATAGGAAATTAAAGAATACTAAGAATGGTCCTAGTGATGAAGCCTTATCCCGTTTAATATATTACTTTAATAAATAAAGGAGAATAAATATGCCGAATCATTGTTACAATGAAGTGACGATACAATCAACCAGAGAAGACATAGAAAATATTATGGAACACCTAAGAGGTGATAAAACTATGTTTGATTTCAATAACTTAGTACCGATGCCTGAGGAGTTAAAAGAACTACACCA